TCTCTTTCTTGATTAGCCTCATTTTTTATTCTTTTATAAATGTAATCAATTTCAAGTTCTTCTTCTTTAGGGGTTTTTATTTTCTCATGAACAGCAATAGAAAAATATTCTCCGTTCTCTGTGTAATGTTCAGCTCTATTTACATTAGGATTTTTAGCTGCTAATTGTCCTGACAAACTATGAATTAAAGCTAACGCCTCTTCAGGACTAACTCTTAACATAAATCCAGGACCAGATGAACTTTCTTTTTTGCCCCATTTAATTAGTTCCATGTCAGTTTTATTAATGTAGTAAATATACTAAAAAAATTTAAATAAAAAAATTATTTATTTCTTTTTTATTGGTGTAAATCCTGCTATGCTATTATTAATAACATCTGCAAAATGATCCATCTGGTCTTCGAATATATCACCAAATTTATATCTAGTGTACCAAAATACTTGTCTTTTAGCATCCCATCTAGCTTCTTCTACATGCCTACAAAGACCCCCAGTTCCCTCTAGAGGAAGATAAACAACACCATCTTCAAGTTGATCTTTTGAAATAATTTTTGCTACAACTTCTTTTTCCCACTTATCTAATTCGATAGCTCCATGTATACGATTAATAAGTTGTTTTTTCCAATAATCTAACCCCATTTTTTCTTGAAGAGCAGTGGTAAGATTTGGAAAATGATTCTGATGTGCAGCATCTTTTTCTTGAAAATATGTAAGAATTTTTTCCCACTTATCGGGCCAAATTTCTTGCATCTGCTTTAATATGTTTTCCTCCACTACCATAACTAATCGAATTCTTTAAATAACGTTCACGTGTTTGCGTTGGTGTTTCTTTTGCCTTTGTAAAAACATGTATACGCAATTCAGGAATGTAAACTAATTTACATCCTTGCGTAGATTCCCTTGAGATTTTTTGTAATTTTGGACTCAAGTGATCCTTTTCCCCTAAATCAGAATAAAATTTTTGTGCCATTGTTTTTGTGTTAGTAGCGGGTGTCAGGGTCGAACTGACGGCCTTTGGGTTATGACTCCAACGCTCTTCCAACTGAGCTAACCCGCCTCTTTAATAAATCCTATCATACAAGTTGCATTTGAAGGGTTTCCCCAATGTTCAATACGTACAGCTTCGTTAAATCCTAATTTTTCAAAAAATTTAACAAGCGTCTTATTAGCTACAGGCACATGAACTTCTGTTCCTTTCGGAAACATACTAAAAAGTTCTTGAACCATACCAGAGAACAAATGTTGACCTCTGTGTTCTTTGTCAACATAACTACCCATAAAAATCAATATCCCATTAGGATATTTTTCCTCAATGGAATAATGATAATCTATAAACCCATAATTCTTTTTAAGGGTTTTTCTTTTTATTTTCATAGTAGTCCGTAGGAGATTCGAACTCCTGATCTCCAGGATGAAAACCTGACGTCCTAACCAACTAGACGAACGGACCGATTATTCCTTTTTTCTTACAGGCCAAGGATTTGCATCTCTGTATGCCTGAGCTTTAGCTTCTTCAATGATAGCCTTTCTTCTTTCTTCAGGCGTCATTGATTCATAGTACTCGCGATCTTCACCCTGAAGTTCGTGTTCTAATTCTCTTCTTTTAAAATCTTCTTTGTACCCCATAATATTAAAAATTTTGTACCCGGGGCGGGAATCGAACCCGCACGATCACAAAGGATCAACAGATTTTAAGTCTGTCTCGGCTACCTATTACGACACCCGGGCATTTATTTCAGAATTCTCAGAATAAGAACACCGTGGAACTCTTCCTCTCTTTCAAAAAATGAGTCTACCACATGATACCAACTTATCACGAACTGTTTTGGTCTTAGGAAGCTGCATTTCTGCTGTATGCTAAAGTGCCTTATCAGTTCAATCTAACAACACACACATGAAATTAAAGAACATTTTGTGGGAAGGGGAGGATTCGAACCTCCGAAGGCCTAAGCCAACAGATTTACAGTCTGTCCCGGTTGACCGCTTCGGTACCTTCCCAGGTTGTTGGTGTTAGACCGCGAATCCAACACCAACTAAATGACATCAACAGCTTTTTGCCATAAAGCAACAGGCATCTAGAAACCTGCGGGATTTGTTTGGTCTGGCTTTCTATTATTTTTCATCTATATAATTTCTCGCTATCCAAGACCTTGTCTTAGATTCGAAACCATCGTATAAAGCTGGCCGGAGGATCTGCCCCTCCTATTTATTAGTCTTTCCTAAAGTCAGCGGTCTTTCCCAGCGGTCTCTCATTATACCAATTAATACTAATAATAATCTAATCTAAATTTTGACCATTCCCAGTTGAATCAAGTATTTTCAAAGAACATCTTTTGTGGGATGAGAGTGGATTCGAACCACCGAAGACTCAAAAGAGCCACCCTGTTTACGGCAGGGCCCGTTTGGCCACTTCGGTATCACCCCGTGAAGATTGGGTTGGGCCGTCCCGCCCATGCCGGTTTATTAAAGTCAGGTCTTGCAAGTAACCACCGGTCGAAGACAACTCTACCTATTGCCTTTCAGCAAATTAGGACTATGGACTCCCCAATCTTGAAATGACTTAATAATCTCTCACGTCCTCTTACTCTTGAGATTAATAGGAATCCGAGGATTTCCTACCAGGCTAATTTCTATTGCAGTCTGCAGTAACTTTACGCTACATTCTTGAACTACAACTCTCATTATCATTGATCGTAAACCGAGGTTCGGTAATCGACGACCATACGCCCTACGGGCGCCTGATTTAAGTCAAGTATCTTTATCAAAGAACTATTTTTTTATTCTAAGGCTAATGTAATCAAAAGTTTTCAAATAAAAAAATATTTTTGAAAATTTTTTGTGGAGCCTCCTGGGATCGAACCTGGATCTCTGGATTTTCAGTCCAGCGCGTTGACCAACTCTGCCAAGACTCCGTTATAGTTTTTGGTCACTTTATTACGACATGTACAAGAACCACCAAGACTGTTTCGATCAATTTCGCCAAGGAAACTTCATCCTTCTGCTGGTTAGGCGTCCGAATTACTAACCTTTTGTGCCGCCGGAAGTACTCGAAACTTCAGGCTGGGGTTTTACAGACCCGTCCTCTCCCTGGATCGTCGGCATTTGGTGTCCAAAGGGGGACTCGAACCCCCAAACCTGTTATGGCACTAGCCCCTCAAGCTAGCGTGTCTACCAATTCCACCATTTGGACGTATTGCGTAAGGGATTCGAACCCTTGAATCATTACGAATCAGATTGAAGGTCTGACCACTTTGACCGCTTGTATAACGCAACATTTGTACTCGGTAGGGGAGTCGAACCCCTGATCCCCAGGATGAAAACCTGATGTCCTGACCACTAGACGAACCGAGCATTATTCCTTTCCATTTTTTCTTCCTCTAAAAGTTGGTGTTTGTGAATGGCAATTTGGACATAATATTTTTAAATTTTCTAATCTATTATCCCTTTTATTTCCATTTATGTGGTCTAATTCTAGTACAAGAATTTTATCATTCCATTCTTCTCCTAATCCACATTCTTCGCATTTTGCTTCTTTATATCCTTCTGCTATCAATTTATTTTTTAATTGATAACTTCTAAGATATTTTTTCCCTGTAAATACATCTTCAATCGATACATTAACAACCCCTTTTCCACCTTGATTTGGTTTCCATAAACCTAATAATATTGTCTTTCTTTTAAACGTAGAATATGGGATTCCAATAATTTTAGCTGCTTCAGACATTGTTCTACTTTTTTCACAAGCCTGAATAATTTGGCTGTCTAATTCTTTTTTAGTCATTGGTAAACTCTTTACTTTATATATTTGAGTTAACCATGAAATTTGTGCCCCCAGAGAGACTCGAACTCTCAATGTCATAGACGCCTGGTCCTAAGCCAGGTGGATATACCAATTCTCCTATGGGGGCATTTTTACAGGTCTTTCCCTGAAGTCAATCATCTCGAACGGACCGCAGGGCCCACCAACTGGCCCCCGTTGACGCTGTTGATTCAGTCGGGGTAGCCGGGCTCGAACCGACGACCTCATGCTCCCAAAGCATGCGCGCTACCAACTGTGCTATACCCCGTTTTGCAGGTCTTTCCCTGCTGTCAATCACGTCGATTACTAATGTGTGTTTCCTTTACACTAATATCCAATTGATGAATCGGATATGATGGAATTGAACCATCATTTCAATTTCATAGGTAGCTCATGAATCTAACCTATTAGTAATGTTCGCTCAGCTGCCCCACCACGACTCGAACGTGAATCCCAGGATCCAAAGTCCCGTGCACTGGCCATTGTGCTATAGGGCAATTTTTTGTAGGTCTATTCCCTACAGTCAATTGTGTCGATCATGGTACCGGATTCGAACCAGTCTTCCCAGACACCCGCCGGGCGTGCTACCATTACACTAACTCCACATTGTCCACTCAGTTGCCTTACAGGGACTCGAACCCCGACTGACCAAGCTCCAGAGGCTTGCGCGCTGCCAATTACGCTATAAGGCAGTTTAAGTTGAGAAATTCAAAAAAGAGTTTTTTGTGGCAATTTATGGAGCTACGATGTATCTCTTCTTATTACTACAACTTTATTTGGCGGGGAGAGCTGGATTTGAACCAACAAATTTAGTATTTCAAAACTAACGTTTTACCTTCGAAGTAACTCTTCGTTATTACTACATTTACATGAGAAAGTCAACTAGAGTGTTTTTTCTTTTTTAAACTTTCTCCCCATTTCTATATCTTCTTGACGATTTTCTATTTCCAGAATTTTTGTAAGTTTTTGTTAAGGAATGACAATTAGGACATAATACTCTTAAATTTTCCTTTAAATTATTGTAAGCATCGCCATCAATATGATCAATTTCTAATGGAAGTGTATTTGTATAAGGATTTATTTCATTCCATCCACATTTTGAACATTTATGATTAGCTTCTTCTAATATATAGGAACGAATCCACTCAGGAACACTTTTTCCTCCTTTTCTTATAAAATTCTTTCCATTTAACCATTCATTTAAATTCAAAGAACGTTGGTATGTAATTTGGCATTTATTGCTACAATACAAACCAGATTTAATTTCTGTATTACAATTCTTACATTTCATAAACCACTTTTAAATATATATTTGTGGTTTACTTAGAGCCGGCAGACGGATTCGAACCCCCGACCTGCTGTTTACAAGACAGCTGCTCTACCTACTGAGCTATGCCGGCAAAAATAAAAAACTGAGAAAATTGTAAGAGTGTTTTTTCTTTACGGCGTGTCTACCATTTCACCATTCCCCGCGAATATCTGTGCGGGGAAGAAGGACTTGAACCTCCACATCTTGCGATACCGGCTCCCAAAGCTACGAAGTAACTCTTAACATTACTACAGTTTAGAGGCGGGAGTGGGGGTCGAACCCACTACTCCGGTTTTGCAGACCGGCACCCATCCGTTGAGCATTCCCGCCGTTGTTTCAATATGTCAAAGAACCAAAAAAAACCCTCCAGACTTTCGTGAGGAGGGTGAAGAAGTTATATAGAGTATGACAACCTACTTAACCACTATACTTTCCCTCCTTAAGAGCATAAAATAGCTCTTCACAAAGTTGTTGTGGTAAACTAAAGGGGCTATATGTTAAATACGTTGCCATCATCTTTGAAAAATCTTTATCGCTTTTTAAATCATTTTTAATATTATTATATATACACTCGCCCACAAAAAGTTTTGATAGATAGTGCAAATATAATCACTTTTTTCAAATAAAAAAATTTTTTAATGTTTTTTTTTTCAAAAATTATACTTTTTCAAAAAATTTTCTCCTGTAACTTGGTCCCCCAATTTTCCTAACATTCTGTCATTTATCATATCCGTTACAAATGGGGCTTTACGTTGGGTTAAATAAAATTTAGAATCTAATTTATCTATAACAAGAATAAATGGACCAAACTCTTTATAATATTGTTCCATATATTTTCTTGCTTGATTTAAAGGCATTGCAAATGGAGTTCTAGAAGCCCATAATACATTAAATTTCCAAAAATCTTGTAATACTTCTTCGTTATCTATGTCAAATTGAAATATTGCATATGATGGAGTTTCTTTTACAATGTATTGATGATATTTTTTAAATGCCTTATTGAACAAAGATTAAACCTCTTGTTCTGTTTTAGGTTTGAAAATATCCTGTAAGGTTTCATTTACAAATTTTGCTTTCATGAAAAATTTTCAGTTAATTCTTTTTCAATATCTTGAAATGCTATTTTTTTCTTTTGTATTTTTCCATGAAATTTATTAGCCAATCCTAATTCTTCTTTCTTCTCATTAATACGAATGTATATTGTTTCTTTAACTAAAGAATGATTGACAACTCCTTTTTCTTTAACCATTTGTGTATAATATTCAGCAAGTTTCATACAAGTTCTTAATTGTTGGGAATTTTCACAAGAATCTATTATATTAAAAACTTTTCTAATTGGAGCAATCTGTGTCATTATTCAAGTGGTTATTTTTTTATATATCATATCCCCAATTTTTTGTAATGTATACTTTCCAAACGGTTTTCATATCTTTTACATATACAGATGTTTTCTCATAAGGACCCCCTGGACCAGTGTATGAACTACTACCAATATAGATAAAAATTTCATCTTTTATAGATTGTTTGTTTTGATCTTTAACAATTGGATCATTTTTCGGAATAAGTAGATTTATGTAAAAAGTACTTTGTTCGTCTCCTTCGTGATATTCAATAGATTCATAATCTATAAATTTTGCATAATGTTCTAACCCTGCTTCTATATTAAGAGTTAAAGTATCACGCAAACGTAAAATTCTCTCCTGGTTTTTTTCCCAATCTTCTATGGATGAAAATTTTCTCATTAATATTGTCTAATTCTTCTATGAAATAATTTTCTAAGAAATCCTACTCTATCACATGATATTTGTTCGAGTTTATCTTGAGATGTATCTGCATCGATAGTTGTCCAAACTTCCCAATGGAATCCCCAATCTACAAATTTATAATATGTATATCCACCGTCTCCCCATTGAGAACTCCATGAATTTCGTATAATAAATGAATCCTTTAACCACCCTACTACTGTAACAGCATGTCCTCCCATGGCTTGTTGATTTGGAAAATCAGGTTTCCAGAATTCCTTTTTTTCGGGATTGTAAACAGAAAATGCGATGTAGCAAGGACCGTTTGCAAGTAAAGCTTTTTTCAAAGAATCTATGGTTCCTATTGCAGCATATCCAGAAATTCTGTACTTGGCAGCTGTTTCTGCTAACATTGGTTTTAAAGCAGATGGATCCAAATTTTCAAATGAAGAAGCATATGGATAATCTTTTTCAGGAACAATACCAACATGATATAAAATTTTCATTGTGTCTCTAGGTGTCATTCCTTCTGTTCCATAGTTTTCTCTTAAATTATAAACAAATTGTGGTGACATGTAACTTTTAAAATTTACATCTACTCGTTCTTGCCATTCTTTCATTGCCGCGGCAGTTTGTGCAGAACAAGTTCCATATTGTCCCTGATCTCTAACAGAAGGCATTCCATTACGAAGATCTAGTGTTGCAGGAAGAGCCACAGAATATGGATAAATACTTTCAAGTAAAAAGTCTCTATCATCTTTTGGGCTTGGTTGTAGATTAAATACGTAATTCATATTAATTTATTATTTTCTTATCTATCGGTGGACACCAAATAGTATTATATAAAGTCTTTACATAATCAACATCTAACACATTAGCTTGTAATAATTTTTCGTCTGTTAATATACTCAGATCACGATCCGTTATCCAAGGATTTAATATTGTGTGCCATCTATAACTTGTCATAGGTTTATAATTATTAACTTTATTTTTAGAAATATTTTCCTTAGATCCTAATATCATCTTTATCACATAATTATGTCTAGGAGTTATTTTTAAACACATTTTTTGCAACTTTGTTTTTAATTTGGATTCGGGCATAAAATATATTTGCCACGCTAACATGTGTAATTTTTCAATTGAATATAATTTTTTAGCTAATTTTTTTATTCTTTCTGGTTTTAAATCATTATCTACTTTAATCCATCCATTTTGGCAAACCTCATCTTCAAATGGGGCAATTTTATAAATGAGCTTGTTCCATAATGTAACAAGTTTAACCTTTGGAATCATATAAAAATAAAATAAAAGATCATTTAGTTTGTTTCCAATTAAAGCTTTGGCCCATAAATATAAAGATGGATTAAAATTTATTTTTGTGTGATTAATAAAATCTTTAAGTGATTCTTTAGAATACCCAGCATATTTAAAAGCAAAGATAGAATAAGCTACGTGATCAGCAACAAACGGAGGTAATTTATCAGCCTTAACAGGATATGGACGTCCAACATATTTGTATTTTTTTCTAATTTGTTTTTTTGTCCAGCAAGATTCTATTCCTTCAATAAATCTTTCGTCTCCATAACAAACATAGGCAATAAATGATCTAGCTATTGCTTCGTATCTACCCCCTCCGATTGTAACATTCCATTCTTCATTTCGACATAACATCAAATTATGTTCTTGATCTACATAATTATAAGTATTTGGATTTCCCCAATCTAAAGGCATAGGTTAAATTTTATTTTATATATCTTTAATTATATTACTTTACCCCAATAAAAAAGGGGGTTAAAACCCCCTTCAAATTAAAATTGAATGATTTCTAATTCATTGCAATTTCTTTTAAATCTGAAACGATCTCTTTTTCTATTGGTCCAAAATAGGCTAATATTTTTTCGTCTGATAATGTTATTACTTGCTGGTACATTTGAATGTTAGTGTCCATATTGATCTGTATCATTATCTTTCGCAATGAATTTTCATATGAAGAAGCCGTAGCATATCTTTCTCCTTTTAAGTTTTTATATCCTCTGTCTTGTAATAAATGATTCAAGTCTTTATATATTGTATCACCTTTAATAGATATGTTAATTAAATATTTGTCTTTAAGGAGTTTCAAATATGGTTCTATTGACTCATTTACATTGCTGTATCGATATTTGATCTCTCCATTATCATAAGTGCCAACGTTCCATACCGAATTTGTTTGAACTGCAAGTCCTTTTGTCCCAAGATGTGATTCTAATATACCCTGGGCAACAACAAATGCAATATCCATGTCGTACTCTAGACATTTTAAGACTAGAAACTCCGGATCTAACTTAGAATCCGGAGCAATTTCATGCATATAGAGCTTAACTTCATTTATTAACTCCATACGCCCTCGATCGCGAACAGAATAAACATAAGCTGTATTCGAAAAATCAGAACCAATAAAGGACTGAGCATTCACGGGTGTTTCTCCGGAATTGAAAGAAAACATAAAACTGATTAAGAATAAAAAGTTGATTAAAAAGAATTTTTTAAATTTTCTGGATTTCGTTTGCAAATTTTTAGTTTGTTTTACTACTTTCATAATTCATTTTTTTAGTTTAACTTAATGCCAAGATGTACGCAATTATTTTAGCATTTACTCAACAATGTAAATTTAAATAAAATAATTGATTCAAAAAAATTTTACATCAATAGCATCTATTAAGCTATAGAGCTTATTTATTTTAGGGATTGTGAAGCGAACTAATCTTCAAATAGGGAAACATTCCCATGATCAGGTTCACTGTCCTCAGGCTCTTCTGAGGATATATCATTGTTCGGAATGGTAATTCTTATTTCAGAATTATATTCCTCATCGTTTTCTTTTATATATCTTTGAGTAGATGTTAGTTTCTCATCCTCCTCTAGTGTACGAATAGTCATATAGGGGTGATCCTTTATTTTTCCATCTATTAATTTAAGTACACTAAAGAATTCTATTTCGTCATCATCAATTAACCTCGAAATCATTCTGGAGTTATTTCCTTCAAGCAGTACATACTTTCCATGAGGACGATTCGAATTAGCCCTTGTTAAATCTCTATAAAATATACCACCACGTCCTTTAAGCCACTTTTTGTACCTATCTCCAGACATATCTTTAGGAAGATACGCTTCCACATGCCCATTTGGAATACCAATTACAACATCATCTACAACATTCGGTACTAAATTTAGAATTGTTAAATCTTTAATTGAAAGATTTTTTTCTTCTACAGCTTCAAGTAGTTTTTTAACGTCCATGTTTTTGAATTTTATTAGGGTCTAATTTCTTTTTATATAATTGATTTCTAAAATCTAAGTTAAATGCGACTAATTCTATTTCGGCTTGGGCAGAGAGAGTTTTTCCTTCATTTATTAATTTCTTAATCTTATCTTCCCAAGTATTTCCCCATACAATTGATTCATTTAAAAATATTTTGACGGCATCTAATCCACCTTTTTGCCAACATTCCACAACCTTTTTAACTGTTGCAATAGGGGGTTTTGTAGTATCTGTTTCGTCTTCTCGACCTAAAAACTTTCTGTAATTTACTTCTCTAAATATTTTGTCTCTTTTTTTCATCTACTCAGCCACATATTTAAAAAATTCTTAGCTGCATCGTTAGCAATTTGATGAATATCTGCACCACTTAAATAGCATTTTTTACGAAATTTTTTCCAATGATAAGCATGATCTACAAATGACATAGCGATGTTTGCTTGATAGGCTTGAAACAACTCTTTATCTTTTCTTATTTGGGACTCAATATCGAAAATTTGTATAGTCTTTTTTGCAAGACTTACACGATAATTTCGATGTGATGTTATTTCAATTTTAAACATTTATAATATCCGTTCTAATGGATTATTTATCTGACATAGCAAAATTAGAGTTATGGCTGCGTCTGCAAGATACATCAAAAATATATGAAGACTAAATGAATCGCCTCTTTTAATAGCAGGAAACATTGATATGGTTGTTAATATAGCTAAGGCAATCATAGCTAAAGAAACCCACCACCATTGTGTAAATAATAATAATACGAGATAAATCATATAGGCATAACCTATAAAATTTAGTAATGGATATTTTCCCTTGATTAATTGAGGTTCATTTTTCTTATTCCAACTGGAAACAACATTTTCCCAAGAAAGTTTACTAATGAAAAGTCTCAAAACTTCCCATATCATAAATACTAATGTCAATTTTTGTAATAATTCACTCATGATTCTAATATTTTTTCAAAGTTTTGTAATTCTTTTTTCATTGAATCTGGAAAAATTTCAATAGCTTCTCTTACAGATTTTAAGTCATAACCAAATTTAATAGCATATTGTTTTATTACAGATTCCTTTATGTTTATTTTCTTTTCTTTTTCTTCTTGTTTCTTTTTAACACCAGCAATAAACATCCAAAAAGGTGTCTTTCCTTTATATTTTCGAATAAGAAATCGTTGCCAGAAATCAACAACTGCTGCTTCATTTATTTTAAGACGTTGTAAAGCTTGAGCTTCTTCAGGATGTTGAATCGCCATTCTTCGATTTATCATGAAGAAGTGTTTTCTCTTATCTCCAGGGGTTACCGAAGAGTATTCTTCTGGTTTTTCAAACATGATCTTTGTGAGTTCAAAGAGTTCCATCCTGGATAGTTAATTAATTAGTTTTTTCCTGGAGTTCCAGGTTACTTATTTTATGCAGTACTTTTAAAAAGTTTTCCAAAATCTGTTAATTTTCTGTTAAATTTTCTTTCTTCATTGAGATTCGAATATTTTTCAAAGATGTTTTTTTAGCAAGTTCTTTAATTAGATCCTCTGAAAAATCTTGAATATCTATTCCCGGAGGATAAAATTGAACTCTACTATGGCCATTCATTGTCGGAAGTACTAATATTTTAAAATCATCACCTATTTGTTTTTCTAAATAATCTCTTGCTTCGGTCATCCGTTGACGAGCTTTTATAGATGACATTGTTCCCATCTCAACAAATAATATAAATAATGGTTTTGTCATTACATTTCTCCTCTATTAACTTTAGGGTCAACACGTTCCCAATAATCTCTATATTGTTTAAATTGTTCTTCTAATCTTAGATCTTCTCCTTTAATATGTCGTTCTAGCGAATCAAATAAAATTCCACTTATGTCGTCTGGATGAAAAATTCCATTATCATTAAACCATCTAGATAGAGGAGTTCTTTCTTCATAGGGTTTTTGACAATCAGCCCACAAATGTAAATTGTTTCTTAACCAAGTTCCGGCACCATGATGAAGTCCTGCTGTAGAGTTTTCTTTCACACTAGCAAAAAGTCCTGGCATATGGGAATCCATCCATTCAAAAGCCTCTTCTAAATTTGATGGATTAAATGTTTCTCTTTCTTGTTTTTCTTCCCAGTGTTTTTGTATATCTTTCATTTTATGGAATCTAAAAATACTTTAACCCATTCATTTGCTTCATTGCATTTGTCAATGTTTTCTTTCAGTCTTTCTTCTGCATGTTGCATATCCCTATTGTTATCATCTAATAGAGAATCTCGGATAACTTTAGGGTCAATAGGTTTATCTTTTAATGAATTAGCCATCTCAATATATTCTTCATGATAACTTAAATCGCAATCATGTTCAATAGTACCTTCAAGCTGTTGAATCATAAACTGTTTTATTTCAACATGTTCGAGAGTTGGGGGTTCATATTTTCTGGCTTGGTCTAATAAATATTCTAATTTTTCACGTAGAGCTTTTATTTCTTTAATTCTTTCAGAATGATATTTTAATGTTGATTGAATTTTTGCCTTTTCTCTTTCTATTATTTGTTCATCAGTAATTGAAAAAAGTTCAATCATTCTTTCTCTAGCTTCCTTAACAGCATCTACATAGTATTGATCTGGTTTTACTGGCTCATATTTTGTATTTAGACTTTCATCTCTCATATGAATAGCTGCTCCAAAAGCTCTTACACAAACGAGCGCAAAATCATGAAAGGTATTAATTTTTCCATCTAGAATACCTGCTGTATATCCTGTAGGCATATTGTTTTAGATTTATGTTTTAAATTTGTGTAATATGTATTAGCAAAACTACTTTTAATTATTTGATTCATATATAGTTTTGGGTCGCAATTTGATTTTTCATTATATTTTTTCCAATACAATAAAAGATCTAAAAGAGCAGATTGAAATAAGTCATCATATAAATCTTGATTATACTTAAATCCAGTCAAGGTATTATTAACAAGATCACAAAATAATTCAACAAGTCTTTTAGAGGGTTCTTCTTTTTGTTTTGAATTAATAATTTCAACATATAGTTCCCCTCTTAGTTTTATTTCTTGTTTGTATTCCCAATCATATTGTAGTTGTTCAATACTCATTAAAATAGTTGTGTATTTAACCTATCAATTTCTTTAAAAATAGATGCTTCACTTCCACTATTGTTTCTTACATAACGGGTTCCTTCCAAAATAGAATTCATATTCCAATTCTGGGGATGAACTGTAGGCCGTTGAAGTTGTTCATTTACTTGTTCATCAAATTTATCATTAATTTCCTGAGGAAAAACATAACGCGATAAAACAACTAATTTAATTTGTCTATTTAATCTATCGATCATATTTCTAAATGAGGGAGTATGACCAGCCATTTCTGTTATCTGATCATAAATCATAGGAGCTTTATCTACAAGATCTAAATAATCTTTGGCTCCAATATAATCGATAATCTTTTGGAATTTTGATTCAGTAATACGAACAGTCTTTCCTTTATCACTAAGCCAAGAATAAATTGCAGGAACATTATCACCATCATCTCCACAGAATATTTTTCTCATGGCGATATACTCACCATTTACTTCTTCTATGGAAACCTTTTCATTATCTCTAAGCTTTTTGAAATCTTCTTTGTCCACATCAATAGCTCGATTGAAAATATCTCCACCATCAAGTTTTTCAATCCAATCATTAAAATGATCCGGTACAAATAATCTTTTAGTTGCATTTTTGCCAGTTGAAAATGGATTATAAACTGTTGAAAAAACCATCTTGCCTGGTTCATATGGAAAAAATGAAACTAACTGACGTACATCTTCATCTGCAGAAACTATGATAACGTGTTGAGATTGATCGAATAATAATTTATCTCGCCATAAAGTAATGATGTCATCTGCTTCAGCATTATCAATTTTAGTAACAATAAATCCATTGGAATTAAGGATTTCTCCAAACTCTCTCATTGTGTTGAATACATTGTCCCAATTGATCATTCCGCTTTTTTCACGATTAGCTTTATAACCGTCGTTCTCGTCAATCGAAATTTCTTTTCTCCAAGATCTGGAATCAAGAGCAAAAATAACTCTTGATGGATTTAGTTGTCTTATAATAAAAGATACATCAGTAGAAACTTTTCTCATTAACTGATCTATTTCAGACTGATTGTCGAATGAATAATTTTTTGCTCCATAACCTCCAACTATAAAGAGGCTTCTGAAAAACATGTTTGATAAATCAAAAATTACATTGGTCATACTTATATTTTAAAATGGTAAATCATCTTTTTCTGGTTCTTTAACTCTTCCATTAAATTCTTTATTTTTATTCAAAAAGGATCTAATATTTCCTTTGAAGAAGGCTAATATTTCTCCTTCATTTTGATATAAAAAGTCTTCTTCTATGTCATGCTCCTCATTAGATGTTCCGAACCCAGTATATATTTCTTTAACTTTATAAGTAATTTCGTCATTTTGACCATTACTATGAAAAGCAGTTATCGATAATACTTGAACAGGCCGTATACTAACGTCTCCTTTTTTCTTGCCATTCTTTATGAAGAATAAATAATCTCCAGGGTTATATTTAGTCTGAATATTCATAATGTCAAATGTAATTTAAAAATGTTAAAAATAAAAATGTTTTCTGTTAAAATTCTGTTAAACCACATAATTGTCCTGAAAATGAAAATAAAATTCTCTATTCATAACGCTATCGGCAAACTCTGATTGCAATATGGTTACAGAATCCCTCTCTTGTGTGTAAATTCCGGGTCTTCTAAATACGGGAAAAAATGATTGAGGTGTTCTAAACTCTAAACATTTAAATTTTCCGTTTCGATTATATCGTCTTAAAATTTTATCAAATGATATTTCTTTTTGTTTATTTAAACAATATCGTCGGTTTACTTTATCTTTAGACCATTCTTTATAAGAGTTCCAAATACATCTTTCCTGTATTAATTTTTTAGCATGCTTTGGAAGAGGAATTCTTTCTATAATAAATATGGAAAATCTATTTATTTTCATTTCAATATTTCTTGTATCTTAAATACACAAGCTAAAAGAGTAATCATCGGATCTACTACAAATTCTTTTTGATATTGATATTCAGCTATACAAATAATTACAATTGGAAGTTTATCGATTTTACTTGGAGCGTTGTTTTTTATGTACTCAGGAAAATCTCTACCTAAGACAATAAGAGACTCATCAACCTTAGTTCCATATTGATTTACAATAAATTTGTAATTATCAATTGGGTTTGGTTTGGTTAGGCATAAATCAAAAAGATCTTTGAAATCGAAATTGATATTGAAATTTTTTGGATCAAGAGCTTTAATTCCTCGATAATAAAAACTCTGTATCTTTTGAACAAGAGTTCTCATATCAGGAAAGTCATTGACAACAAATTTCGTTAATACTTCATCGGTATAAGTTACCTTTATAGCATCTAATATTTTTGCTACTCGTGTTTTATATTCTCCGATTAAATATGTTTCTTCATCTTTATCAATAGCATCATATGAAATCATATGGAACCTTGATTGAACTGGCGCCGGAACCTTTTGGATATGATTACATGAAGCTATAAATCTTGATGTAGCCGCATATCGTTCCATAACCGATCGCAGGGCCTTAAAGAACTCCTCGGTGGCACCATCTATCTCGTCTAATATGACACATTTAAGATTTTCAGAGCCTCCCTCGAGTGATATGGTTGAACAAAATTTGGATATTTTTTCTCTAATAATATCAATACCTCGTTCTGACGAAGCATTAATATAAATGTATGGATGATTCTCTGCTAATATGAACAGGGAAGATGTTTTCCCTGTACCAGCAGAACCATATAGTAAAATGTTTTGAACTAATCCTTGTGATAATTCAGTTTTTATTCTTGCAGGAGCAATTAACTGAGTTAGATTTTTAGGACGAAACTTCTCTGTAAATAATTCTGAAACTTTCATGAATATATATTTAGATATTATACAAAAATAAAAAAAAGTTTTATATGATTTTCAAATATTATTATATCTACCTTGTTAAAAATCTGTTAAATAATAAAATATATGTTGGTTTTCATGCATCAAATAAAGAATATGACCAATATTTGGGAAGCGGAACGTTAATTAAAAAAGCTATCAAATTATATGGAAAAAATAATTTCGTAAAAGGCATTATTGAATATGTTAATGAAAATAATTGGAAAGAAAGAGAAATTTATTGGATTAATAAAATGAATTCCCATGTAAGCCGGGGAGGATATAACTTAACAATAGGAGGAGAGGGTGTTGTTGGTTTGCCATTTAATGGAATGTTAGGAAAAAAGCATTCTCAAGAAACTAAAACGAAAATGAAACGACCAAAAACAGAAAATCATAAACAAAAATTAAGTGACGCCAGGAAAAATAAATCATATGAAGAATTTTATAAGGAACAAGCTTCGGCAATGCGTGAAAAAAGAAAAAAACAAACTACAGGAAATGGAAATCCAAATGCTAAAAAATATTTTATTCATAATGGATTAACCAATCAAAGTTGGATGTGTTATGGAAACCTAAACAAATTTTGCCAAGAATTTCATGTTTCGGGAAAAACTTTATTAAATTCTCGAAAAACAAACTCTTATATCAATAATTGGAAATGTGAATATTTATCAGATAATCATTCCAATTATATCTCATTCGAATAATACAAATAATTTATTGTCTTCTGTCATTAATTTGTGTCCTTCCCAAGTGTTTCCAATATTATTTTTAATTTTTAACACAACATTAGGGGAAGTTTCAATAAAAGTAAACTCAATAGCAGGACCATTCCATTTAACAACCTGAACATTTTCATCTGGACCACTATAAACAGTGAATCTAACTCTTATTTGAACTGGTTCCTTAGCTACTCCTCTTACTTCATTTGCCAAAACTTCTTCAAATGTTTCATAATTAGCTTTCCACCAATTAAAATTATTATCAAGAATCATTATGGCTGATTCAACGTATGGAAATGTGTCTTTTATTGAATTTAAAAGCGTTACGGTTCCGTATTCTTTTTCCATCTTTTTTATTTTATTTATCATCAATGATCTTTTCGATTCTTTTAAAATAATCTAAAATAACCTGATCATGATTAAAAGCCCATTGATATTTGTGAATATCTTCTATCGGAACCCACATTGGGTCTTCAACTTCTCCAGGAATTTCATTGTGTTCCGTAGATAAAATAGGCAGATCATTTGTTTTTAAAATTAAGGCAACACCATATCTCAATGAAATATTTTGACGATTTTCAGTTGGTTTAGTGTTAGTGTACCATGGGTTATCAAGATCATTGGATATAATTTCTGCATTTTTCAATACATTGGGAAGATAAATTCCACACTCTTCCCAAGTTTCTCGATAAATAGCTTCTTCTCCTGATTCGTCCCAATCAAAATAACCAGCAACAAGATTCATTTTTCCCCGATTATCTGCTGCAGCAGGACCACGTTTTGATGCTAATACAAAAGGTCCTTCCAGATTATCAAGCCAAACTAAAATAGCCAAATTAACGGCAGCAGAACGAGAATGCCATATTTCTTTCCCATCAATATTATAGGATTTGTTCGGGGTGTTTTTAAATTTTGGTATCATACTTTTGAATTTTTCTTTTTAAACGTAAAAGTTGCAGGATAACTTTCATTATAACCGGGTCGGTCATATTCTACAGACCATCCAGCCTTTCTATAAATATCTTCAAAATCAAGCCAGTGATTTTCATAAATTTTTTCTCTATCACTATTTAATTCTCCTCCGCCAACAATTGAGAAATAATGATCTACTAAATCTGATTGTCTAAAGGTTGATGAATGACCATTCCAATTTTTAGTAATCATCTCATTAACTGCCTGAAAAATTTCATCAGGAATTGAATCTTGTTTTCTTTCAATAATTTCTTTTGGAGAAATCGGTTTAACTTTATTCATATAATTTATTTTTTAATTCTTTAAAACATATATCGGTCCATCGTTTTTCAAATCGTTCAGCCTTTATTTCATGAGGATGGTGATCTTCAATATAATCTAAATTTTTCCCCTTCTTAACAAATTTCCCATATAACTGGTAAAATTCTTTTAAACCCATCAAATAATGTTTGTACTCATGAATAACCGTTCGGCACAATTGTTTTGCACTTGTATGAGAGCCTAAAAATATTTTTATTGTTTCATTATGAAATTCTCCTAATAATCCAGTATCTCGATAATCAGGATTTGCGGTTCCCTTTGACTTATAAACACGAAGTTTGGGAAATCTTTTATAATGTGTTGATTTCCCAAATTTGTTTTCGCACCATTTTAAAATAAGAACTACCTTATCTCTATCAATGGATTGAATATCAAACTTTTCGCCCTTCTTCATAAATTGCTTTTACAACAGGAAACCTCAAACTAAATCCACCATCTTGATTCTTTGTTTCTTCAAAATATTGAACGGTTATTTCTTTTCCAATTATTTCTTCGGGGTGTTCTTTATATCTTCTTCTTTGGTCAATAGAGAATCCAGAACCAACAGCAACATCACAACCTTTGTGTTCTATTATTACATTGCTTAAAACCTCTTCAGTGACCTCTAAACCATTAACAATGACCCTGAAAGGACCAACTTCGACTCCTTTTACTATGTATTCATTGTCCAAAAACTTCTTGCATTTCAATAGGTTATTTGAACGTTTACCTTCATAAGGAATATCTTTGCGAATCATTATACCTTCCCATCCATTTTTTTCTGCTAAGGTTGTAAGTTCAACAAGGTGTTCTCCTGATTCTACTTTCCATTGAGGAATAAGATTTAGAACCTTTCCTGTATAATTGGATTGTGTAAAAAGAGCATACTCTAAATTTTTCTGTCTCGTTGAAAATGGAATTTTTCCCTTGTTACTGATAAACTCATTTAAGGGAATCATATCAAATAATTTGAATCGAGGATTTTTGATGGTGTGATTCTTACGATTGTATTCCTTTAAAATGGCTTGAAAATTTTCATTTCCGTTTTCATCAACAATACAAACCTCACCATCTAAAACAATATTCTTTAAGTTCAGCTTATTAACTTCTTCTTTTACAACGGATAATGTCCAAAATTCAATACCACTTCTGGAATAAATTTTGACAATACCTTTTTCATCAACAATACAAATGCATCTTAATCCATCAAGTTTACGACTTGCATACCAATCTTCTTTTGTAAAATCGATCTTAGCAGCAAGTTTGTCATCATACTTATTTGCCAAAGCAACTTCAAATGATGGTATTAGATTATGAAATACTTTATTGATTATTTTTTCTGACACTCTGGTTTTCAGATTGCGATCAAAGATGTTATAAATCAATTCAGAATGCTCAATATTTGCTTTGATAAAAGCATTGACTTCTGATATCGCGTCATGACCTGTAATTTTTCTTGAACTAAGAGCATCTAGCAAATCAAAAATATCTTCATACTCAGTAAACAAAGCCACCAAATCTGATCTCTTTTTTAAGTTATCAGGGGTGACATAATATTGTTTGAAAGGGTTATGAGTAGCTTTTAAAATTTCCTTTACAAACGGATCATTAAATTCAGGTTTAGACAGAACCCTTGTTTTTTCTAGTGTTGAGTTTGACTCGTTTAGTTCTTTTATTAGTTTTTCTACTAGGGGAAAGTTGTTCATTTTCTTCTTTTTGCATCATTAATAATAACTCATAAATCTGTTGTCCAACAACCACAAAACTGGCAGGAACTGAATGACGCCTGCCTTCCAATAATTTACTTACACGATCTATATTTTCTGCAATCTGCTCTTGAAAAAACTTCTGTTCCTGTTTTTGTTCCCAATCATCTTGTAAATTATCAGGATTTTGTTCTTCATAGAGTGTTGTTTTCAGATCATATAATTTATATTCCATATCTTTTCTTTCTCATCTCAAGCAAAATAGATGTGGCATAATATTCATCAACACTATCTTTTAATGCTGACCTATCGTACTCCTCATCTAATTTTGTTATCATTTCTTCAGCTTCACGAAGAAGATCATCATATTCATATTCTCCGTGACGAATTTTCATAAGAACTTCTATTTCTTCAGGAGAACGACGAACATTTAGATTTCCAGTTTTTGCAATTTCAATCGCAACCTTAAGTAAGCGAAATGTATGCATCATGTTTTTAGAGTCGTAATTCTTGCCATGTGCTTTGTTCATTTTGACGCGGTCTTCATTACGCTCTTTAAGCCATGTTTGATATTCCTTGTAACGAGTGCAATGAGTTGAATATGCATCCTTGTTAAAGGTTAAATAAGCGACAGGAAGTTGTCCTTTTGGAATGGAACACAGTTGAACGTCATTAGCAACATTGACATCAGAAACAATTCCTCCGGGAAATTGATACATGGCATAAACATCTTTTGCATGATCTATAGCAGCAAGACTGAAATCCCTTTGATCAAAAAGATCAATACGAGAACTATTATATCTTATAAGCCAATCATGAAGAGTTGTTGACCCTCCATCATCAAGAATGTAACAAAAATCAAGGACACCTTTACGAACCATTTGAGCTTCTTCCCAGTTCATTTTCTTGTTGTAACCCCTGGCTTTTTTTATCTGATCGATTGCATATCCAGCAAAGGTCCAACGACATTTCTGAGTAAGGAATTTCTTATCACAACTTTTAAGTATTTCCCATTCAGGTGAGGTTTTGAGCACGCAGTCTGTTGGTGCAAAAAGAATTTCTACAATGTTAGGATTATTGTCACGAAGAAGAGAGATGAATCGACGAAGTTCATAATAAACTATGTCATTCTTTTCATCTGCAACTTGTTCGGCATAGCCATATTGAAGAATTTCTTCAAGAGGTTGCATCCAAACTCCACGAATATCTTTATCTGAAGTTGGAAGAACTGTTCCATAAGCATGAGAACCCATTATTGCTTCGAATATAATGAGTTTCTTTTTCTTTAATTCGTCTATTGTATATTGTTTCATATAAAAATTTTAATCTCCCCAATCAAATACTCTACTCATCCAAACTAAAGGACCTATTATCATGAATAATGCAAATCCAAGTTGAGCCACTATAGCAATTATATCAACAAACATTTGATAAAAACTAGCCTCTTTAAATGGATAGATCATTGGATATTTATGCATTGTCATTGCGGCTATAAAGGACACAATGAATGTTAATCCTACTAATATAGAAGGAATTCCGATGATTAAACACTTTGTTTTTTCACCCATATAAATGTTGTATTTTAAATGTTTTATTAATTCATCAAGTTTTGATGATGGAACATTGTACATTTTGCAAAAATCATACTTAATGTCAGACTTGGATTTTCCAATTAGTTTCATCCCCATCCGTATGTTTTACCCCATTTTATTATGGGTATTGTTATTAATCCTAAAGGAATTACAAATAATATCAACGCATAAGATATATTGACAAATCTTTGAATAAATGTTGGAGTGACCTTTTCTGCTATTTTATAAATTACAGGAAATTGATCATCAAACAAAAATCCAAACGATGTAAACAATGCAGTTATTCCAACAAAAAATAAAGGAATGGTCCAAAATAACTGAAGATGCTTTTGAACAGGCACCTTTTCTAGATTCGTAACGAATTCAGACCATTCATATGATTGGATGTTGTGTTGTGTGCAAAAAGAATTGATTATTTCTTTTTGTGATTTTCCTTTTAGTAAATGTGTCTTCATATTTCTTTTAGAGATTCTTTAAGTTTCTCACAAGCTGTTTTTTGACCTCTGACAAAATTCTTCACAAGAAGTTCATCTTTTCCAAGCTGTTGTAATTCATTATCCATGTCTTCGTCGATATCACTAATCATTTTTTCAAATGAACGAATAGCATCCTCAACCTTTTTGGCATTTCTTTCTATCGGAGAAAGATTGAAATTTAACTTTTCAACGATTGCCTCGGCCAGAAATTGAGGATTAAAATTGGACGAAGGGTCAATTTTTCCTGCAAGTGTAGATTGAAGTAATTCAATAACTGCAGTTGTTTCTTTTGATGTTTCGTGTGTGTTCATATTACCTCCAGCCATTATTTTCTTCTTGATTATAATATCGATATAATACCATTATTCCCCAAACAATGATAATTAATGCTACGACAAAGCATGAAATAACCCAGAAAATATTGATAAAAGCTAACATGCTTCTGGTTTGATGTATCGGAAACCAAAAATACTTATCGGAAAGAGCCATGATAAAATTGACTATCATGGACAATCCAAAGACCCACATAAACACAGCCTTTATCCAAGATGTAATTCCGCTGTGCCATTTCATACCATTATAAAATCTTTGTAATTCCTTTCGATTTATTTGATACTTTTGACAAAATTCACTGGCAACTTCATCTCTGGATTTGGGTTTAAGAATATCTGTAAGTTTCATGATTTTGTTTTGATTGCTAATATAATTAATTTTTTTGTATTTGAAAAATATTTTTTACTTTTTTTCGATGATAATATGAGGGTCATCTACAGAGCTACCTTTTTGCCATCTTTTAGGTTTGTTATCGGCAGATGTTACGCCATTAGCAATTTCATTTATAACTGCCGATTTAATGATGGGTTCTAGCTTCTCTCCTAAATTATCAATTCCGACAAGCTTTCCAGACTCATTGACTCTTGCTTTAAATTCATCCATTGAAATATCTTCAGCATTCTTTTCTCCAAATACGCCAAGACTTTCGATGTTATCAGTTATGAATGTATCTTTTACAGGAGCATTACAAGACTCGACTTCGAAATAATCATAGGTTTCTCCTTTATAAAATATTATTATAACTTGAGTTTTAGAAGCTTTATCAAAAGCAAATGTTAAATTGACTCTTGAACCACTATTATCTAAACACTGATAAGTTTTCCATGTATGGTCGGCATCATTACCAGTTTCGATCTCGCCAAATGAGCGAAATCTACTTTTCTGATCTTTCATTGTTGTGATCATCAAATTACCTTCAAATGTAAAGGTAACTTCTGGTTGATAAGTTATTCTCTGCCCATAAACATTTTTATTAAAAGTAGATATGTATGTATTTGAGTCAGAGAAAAAAGGCATCTGAGCCATACTTACTATTGAAGTAAGAACTAAACTTAAGATAACGATTAACTTTTTCATGTGTGTAATTATTTCATTATTTCATCAATAATCCTCTGAGCTTCTTCAGCAGCTTTTTTTCGATCTTCCATAGTAACATTTTTGCATCCTTCACGTGTACAAACCATTACTGATGTAGTATCTTCTAAAGCTACCTCGATAGTATCAATCTTAGGAACCTTAACTTCTTCATTTGTTTTACAACCAAAGAATCTGATTACCAAGATTATTACTACTATGCTTATTAATGTTCTCATTGCGTGTGTTGTTTCTTTGCGGCCGTGGAAGGATTCGAACCTTCAACTTTTTATCGTTCCTGGTCTCTCGTTGGGCTATAATCCAAAGGAGCTAGGCCATTTTCTTAAGGTAAATATAATCAAAATTGCTGACACGGTAAAATTCTAAATGTTAAAAATTGTTAAAAAGTTACTTTTTTGCATAAAAAATGCCCCGGAGGGCATTTTGAACGGTATTTTATACTTCCTTTTTAATTTGTTCGAACACTTCGTATATTTCTGGACCTAAATTAGCCATTATTCTTGCTAATTCTTTCTTATCTTTTTCTTTTTGTTTTGCTTCTTGTAAAATTTTCTTTCTGCGATCGTTATTGATACTGTTGATTTTTTGGTTAGCTTCTCTTTTTACTCTTACTAAAAATTCAGCATCAGTTTCAGGACGTTTTACATATAATTTTATTCGTTGCCAGGCTTCAACAGATGTTCTTATTTGATCTGCTGGAACAGTGTGTGAAATCGAAACTTCATTACGAACTTTTTCTAATCTCTTTATCGCTTGATCTATTGTTGCATTACGAAATATAGCATCAGCAGAAACAGTTCCAAATTCAAGAGTGACATCTTTTCTTGTCATTTTTGCTTTGATCTTTTCAAACAGCTCTTCGCGTTCCGCTTTTGTTAATATACCTTCCATTACTTGGGCTCTTTAAGTTTTATCTCTTCAAAAATTTCATAAATCTCAGGACCCAATTCTTCAACTGCTTTTATCAGCATGGCCTTCTTTCGTTCACGTTCTTGTTCGGCCTCAATAAGTCTTGATCTTTTTATTCTATTAGCAGTATTTATTCTTTTTGAAGCTGAAATTTCAACTCGTTTATTAAATTCTTCGATAGTTTCTTCTCTTGTGACAAAAAATGTGATCGTATTACTATTATAGTAACTTCTTTTTATTTTAACATCGTTAATAGATGAATTTGTATTATTAGCCAGTGTGCGACGGAAGTTCTCTATTCTTTCAATAGTATCAGAAACATTTTTTCCATCAGCAATTATTTGATGATAAGCAACGGACATAGATTTAGTTATGTTCGTTTTTCTTTTTAATTTTTTTGAAGCTAGTTCTGTAATTTCCCGAATTTCTTCAGGTGTTAATACCATTGCTGGTACTTGTGTCGTTTTGCGTGCCATATTCATTCTAATATCAAACCTGATTTGGAAACATTTTTGATGTGCATATTAATTTTGTTGGCTTTCAGAATCTTACGTATGTTAGTCACATAAACATCCATAGACCGGCTGGAAAAATAATCAGTTTTTAGCCAAATTTTTTCAAGTATTAGTTCTTTTCTAACAAGTTTTCCGTAATTGGCAGCCAATATCTCAATTATGCCTCCTGCTTTTTCAGAGAACTTATTTACTGCCGCTCCATTATAAAACAACGTTCGAATATTCGGATCATATATACATTCTCCAAATTCAATTTTATTGGAGATTTTTATTGTTAAGCGTTGTAGTGATTTGAAATTCTTTTCGTAGTTAATGACATTTCTTGTCAGCAAAGAATAAAAATAAGGTATGTCTTTTATGAGAGGAATATAAATATCAGCATTATTAATTTTGTCAATTTCTTGTTTCCCGATTATCACTACAGGAATATAAGGATGTTTCTTCTTTATGAAATCTATCGCTTTCTGTGAATACTCAGAAGAATTGTCTATTATAAAGGCACTTACATCTCCAACAGAAATACAATCAAACAAAAATTTCTCGGCTTTAGCATTTATAATTTCAACATTATTGTTCTTTGATAGTTTCAGAAATTCATTTAGAAGATCATCATTTTGTGAATTCAACACAATCTTCATAGGTCTCTTTTTAAAATATTTATTGTAAATATAATAATTTTTTAACAGTTTTTTAACTTTTTTCTGTTAAAATTCTGTTAAGACTTTTTCTTTTATTTCCCAGGGCATACTCAATAATCTCCAACAATTCATCGACATTCTCCATAGCACATCGATAAGTATCGCCTTTATATGGATATAATTCCCAATACGGTTGCCCAACCGCACCTAAACGATCATAACAGTCCAAATAAACACTCACCTTATTTTTGCTGCCATCTCTTTGAACTGTAAATCGTACAATCGCACCACCAAATGGCGGAATTATTTGAACATTCCAATCAGATGGAAACTTCATAGCCGGAATTTTTTTGGCCCATTTTTGGTATTCATTTATATTATCAACAGCAGACAAAACGGACCACACAGCAGTTTCATCTCTGTGGTCAACACTAATAATTTTTATAGGTTTGTCTTTAGCCATTCTTCTGGGCTTCTTTTCTCTTTTTAAATTCTTCTACTGTTAGGTTTTTATCTTTAATTAATTCTTCAAGTTCTTCAACAGTACACCATCCATAGAATGATGATGAATTAATCCAAACACTAACATCATATTTGGTTTTTAACTGTCTTTTTTCTTCTGAACTTATAAAATGAGGTGATGCACAATGCAAACCATAATCCCCAAACTTTCCAGACTTCCTTAATTTTTGGTCGAGGTTTAGCTTTTTGGTTATAAAGGCAAGTTCCAAAGTATTTTCATCAGCTTCTTTCATTGCTGCAAGAGTATCTTTGGGAAGCTTGTCAACTATAAGAAGAGATAGGCAGGCATTAGCAAATGGATTTTTTCCATTTAAGTTAAGAAAAGTTAGAGCAACATTATGTTTCAATATTGCCTCATGGAGTTCTTTTATTCTGACCCGATTTTCTTCTCCTTTAGTAAGCATGCCAAATTCTTTGCTGTCCCAAGCAGTTATGATTTCATCTTTCTTAGGTTCTCTGGTTTGATTGTCTTTTATAATCCAATCTAGTTCTTCTTTTTTGAGACAATAATCAGGAAGTCGGGGTTCTGTTTCTTTTTCCCAGGGATATTTCTGTCTCATGTATAGATAGGTATACTTCCCGTCTTCTTTATAATGGATAACAGTTTCTGGATGTTTGATACCAATCATTCTTGATTTGATACCGACATTTGATTTCTTTAATTCAGGAATTTCAAGAACTCTCTTCATATCGGCTATTCCCCATTCATGCTCTGCTGTAAAATCAAAGCCAAGAGTTACGCCGAAGAATATTCCATCTTCTTCAATAAATCCGAAATCGTGATATGCTCTTCTCATTTTTGTTCCTCCTTTTCCATACGTTCTTTCAAGTCTTGTAAAACCTGTAAATCGCCAAAGGTCATTTTCTTTTGGTCAGCCCTTTTGTGAATTTCATTCAATTTTTCTTTCTCTGGATTGGTAACTACAGGGCTTGACTTGAAATGATCAAAAACTTGTTCTCTTTGCATGGATCGAGTAATCCATACAATATTTTTATCATCTCGAAGAATGCCTGTTGTAACCATATCCAAAAGGTCTTTTATACAGTCGGCACAAAGGAATGTGGTGGTTTTTTCACCCTGCCAAGCCTGTATTGCTCCGTGTGTAATATGTTTAATAATTGCGCGATCTTCTCTTTCAATTTTTTCTCCCTGGAGTTCCTTTCGCATTTGTTCGATGGTATCTTTCATGTAATCTTCAGAAGTATACATTCTTCCTAAGACAGTACCTAGATCGATTAATGAGTGCCCACATACGTTACATTTGTAGGATTTTTTGGAATCTGGAAATTCCCAAACCTTTTTAGGTTTATTAATTGGGAGGTAAGCTCTTATTAAGTGATTTACAAATCCTTTGGACTTGGGGTCGTCATAGAGCTTCTCAACAGCTGTTTTTTCTTTAGCCATCAGATTAAATTTGTTAGCGAATATAAAACAAAGTTTTTAAAAATAAAAATTTTTATGATAAAATTTCTTCAGCAGACCATTCTTTTTCCCAATTATTCCAGTACGATTGATATGTCCAACCGTCATCAAATGAGGACCCACGATAAAACTCAAGACGTTCCCGAATCTTTATTTTCTTTAACCAACGAAATTTATTGCCAACCCACCAAGGTCTCCATGCAAATAGTTCTCGTTCGCGTGTTTCATCGGTGATTTTTATTTCATAATCGCCTCTTTCAGTGGTTCCTTTATGTTCTTTAATGGTGGTGTATTCTTTTCCATCAAAGACAAATGTGTTTTTCATAATTTAATTTCAAATCTATTGATCATTTTGTCAAGAGTTTCTTCAGGAACATTATGCTCATTTATGCCGTTATGGCGATTTTCTACTATTACTGAAAATACTTTGAACCCATATTTTTTTGCTAAAATATAATAAGGACGTAGTTCTTTTTCTGTTGTAGATGTATTGGCTACAATGACAGGAGTTATTCCAACCTTCATGAATCTTTCACACTTTTTCTGGCACCAAGCGTGGGCTTTTCCAGTATTTTCACGTGACCATTCATATTTTCCATTTCGTGTTAAATAGTCGTCAGCAGTACAAATTGCACGGCCAAGAAGTTTAGCAAATGTTGTTTTGCCCGATCCGGGAATTCCCCTTACTATAACTAGAATTTTTTCCATTACATGTGAGATATTGTGTTCAACAGCCATAAGATAGAGTTAAACACCCATATGTATGATTGCCATTTAAAACCATATTTTGCAAAACTTGCGATTAATGTGGCACAACACATTAAGAATGTTATTAAACACCAAATTCCTAAAGACTGCCATTCATTATTCATTCCGATAATGGCAATAATCATAAAGATTAAGGATATAACGGCACCCAATCCAAAAAAGACTGTAATGTTTGATTCAGAATTCCAAGGTTCTCCAGCGATTTCTGCAGGTTCTCTTACAATTCTAAATTTTTCCTTTTTAGGAACATGTACTTCGCGATCACTAAGATCGACTCTTACATTTTTACTGAAGTTTGTCATTCTGAATTTCATATTACCAGCTTTTAAGTGTGTGTGAATGAGTCTGTCCACATTCTGGACAGTGTATATCAACAGTCATTTCTCCATGTGAACCACAAAGTTCACATTCCTGTTCATGAGAATAAATGTCCCAAATTCCTACCGGAACAGTGAATTCCTTTCCTGTCTTCGAACACTTTGCCTTTACAAGGAGTTCAATAAATTCATGTGTGATCTTTGTTGCCATAATTTATTTTTTAAGTTCATTTAAAAACTTATCTTGCATCTCGGATATTTTTTTCATATAATCATCCATGCACTTGTCTGATTCAGACTTCTTCTTTTTTCTTTTTTTAAATAGTGACATAGCCGATATATTCAGTTCCATCAATTTTATTTTTCTTTGAATGAAAGGATGTATTATTATAATAAATCTGAAATGTTCCTTTTTCAACTCGATCAGATGTAATAAAAATTGCAAATCCAGGAGTTCCTCTTCTAAGAAGGAGTTTAACAGCTTTTCTCGTTAAACGATTAGGTACTTCAGAATAATCTTTGTAAAATCCTATTTTCCTTCCTTCAAATTCTTGTATCGATGTAAGTATAAACATGGTTATTTTAATTTTTCAAATACATCAAGTGTTGACCAGACAACCAAATTAGAAAGTTGCATGCTCCATACACGATTGGTTTTCATATTTTTACAATGAGCTCTGGTTCTATTTATTTTTAATATAACCCACTCATCATTTATATCAACTCTTTGATCGCTTCCTTGATAATGAACAACCTCGCCTATTTTAAATTGCTTCTTATTGGCTCGTCTGCGATTTTCAATCATGGTTACAAATCGGTCATTATAACCACTGACGCTTCGTAGATAATAATTGAAATCTGCAAATTGTTCGTCGGAAGCATCTTTAACGAATTTTTGCAAATCCCTTTTTAATTTTATAATCTGTTTTTCTGTCATGTGTGTGAATTATAGTGCTAATATAATAAAAACCCTCGAACTTAAAAAATTCGAGGGTTAATTTTAACATTTTTTAACAATTATTTGGCTGGCCAAAGCTTTTTATTTTTTGTTTCACATCTTATCTTATAATTATATGTTGAATCAATATCATTATAAAATTCTGTAAATATCATATAATAATGTGTTTTATCTTTATCTTGAGAAGATAATAAAATATATTGGTTGAACTTCATATTATCTCCTACTAATCCATAATTTGTAGACCAGTCATTTATATTAATTGAATCCATTCCAATAATTTTTAATGAAGTATAAACATCTATCATGGCGGTATCATAATGAGAATAGTCTTTCTGCATCACATAGAACATTCTTGTAGGTGCACAAGACATCATCAATAATGATAGTAATAAAACTCCTAATAACTTTTTCATTTTTATTTTATTTATTCATAAAAAAAAGCCTTAGAGAACTAAGGCTTTTAATTTAACGACAAAGGTGGTCGGCTACATTCGAGCTTGCCCAAGCGTATGGCTTTCCACAAGCTTCGTAACCCATTCCCTTTATGAATCCTATTCCGGATGCGTATAGAACGTTAGAGTAAGCTTCTTCCTTGCTGTTGTAGTCAAGGTGAATCTTAATCTTCTTTGTACAATCGTCAAGCATTTGAGCTGCTTCTACAGTGTACATAGCTTCGGCCCATAGCTTAGTGTAAAGGTCTGTCTTAAGACCCTTACTTCTATCTATAATAGTAGCAGAAATAACGTGTGCTCCGTGTCCTACTCTATCTGGATTTTGTTCCTTTGACTCATAGAATACGTGCATAACAATTACCACTGAGTACTTTACGTATCTAGCATAGGCCTGTGAGTCACATCCAATTGTAATTTCAGAATGTGGGTACTGTGCTATCCAGTCCTTAACGTACTGATTTACGTCTTCGATCTTTGTTCCATCAATCTTGTAGAACATTAACTTCTTTTCTGCCATCGTTTTAAAATTTAAATTTGTTAAAATAAAAAAGGCCTCCCTATTAAGAGAGGCCCAATATATCGTTCTTAATAGTTATCTATCGTTGTCGAAATTGTACTCTCTCATTACACATGGGACTTGTATCACGTCCGCCCGACGCGATTTGAAAATACCATATTTTTAAAAGTTGTTTTTTCATTAAAATTTATTTTATTATATATCCTATCGTGAATTTAGTTTTTTAGAAGTAAACATAAAATTTACAACAAAAAGCGTAACAAACTCCAAAAATATAACAAACAAATACATTTTAAATCCATGTTTTCCTATTGTTATAGCAGTTACATTTACAATTAACTGTACCAATAAGGCATACTTGATTATTTTAAATGTATTGGGAATTCTCTTACATTTAGCGTAAAATATTTCCCAATTTGTTTTTCCCTTTAGTATCATTTTGTTGTCTTAATTACTTCGGCATACAAACCAAACGGCCACTCAATTGTTTTATCATACATCAATGTTTGTGCATAATATCCAAGTTTTTTGGCTTCTTCGTGAATTCGGTCATGAATTTTTGTATGCACTTTAGTTGTGTAAGAAAACTTCTGTCCATCTTTATGGTAAGTGGTTTCAAACCACGTTGTCCACGCTTTTGGAATGGCTCTTTTCATTTTTCTTCAAGTTTTTAGAATAACGTATATTGTTTTTCAATCCCAAATTTCTTATTGCTTCTACGGGAGTGGTACCATAAGCAAGGCAATTGTCTTTGACTATTATAATCCATTGCTTATGATGCTTCTGTTTAACAATGATGGCTTCAATCAAAAAACGATAATGGTTGTTATCAATTTTTCGGATTTTAACACCACCAGTTTCTTTTGTTGTCATCGGAAATAAACTTTAATGTCACTTCTACGTTTATAGGAATTTCGACAAACAAAAACCTTTTTTGCCTTGTTCCATTTGTTAACCTGAAGTCCAGTCCATCGAACTATTTCTTTTGGAACGTTCTTCATGTTATGACCGCGATTTCGAGCCTGAGCAATCTTTGAAAGAACGTACGATATAGCTCTATACTCATATCGCTTATTATAAAATCCATACTCCTTGAGTTTCTGAATAGCAAATTGTTCTGCTTCATACTCCTCAACGTACCGGGTCTTACCACTTTTCTCGTCATGCCCATGAACAATGTGGCCAATTTCATGGAAGCAAACTCCTAAGGTATCGTAATCAACAGGGTGTGGAATTTTTACCTCTCGGGTCTCCATAAATGCAGTTCCGCAAGATTGATTACTCCACTTTTTGACCGAGATACCATGGATAGACAATTCATTATCAACGATTTGTCTCATGTCTGTGGGTTTATTCATATCAAAGAACAATTTATATTGCAAATATAATAAAAATCTGTGAGACTAAAAAATTTTTTTAACAGAAAATTAACATGGGGTTTAAAACCGGGGCCCCGAGCATCATAAAATAAGTACTTAAGCTCCAGAGGAAAGGCTCCCATACCCGTACCCGGGCCCGCACGCGTATATGAATAAATATAAAAAGGTTTTCAATTTAACATGATTTTAACCCCGAAAATTTTTAAATCCCCAAAAATTTATTTAATTTTACCAAAAATAACTAAAGTTCAGTTATGAGTAAATCCTATCGTAAGACCCCGATTGTCGGGATCGCAGGATCGTCCGAAAAGAAGGACAAGCAAATTGCGAATGGTAAATTCCGCAAAAAATCAAAACAAAAACTTAGTCAATTTGACTTGGATGATTTGCCTTATGATCTAGACGAAGTTCACAACAAATGGTCAATGGCAAAAGATGGAAAAGTTTATTTAAACGAAGAAGGAGAATATTATAAATCAGGAAAATGGAGACGTAAATGAGATCCTCTTTAAAGATATTTGCTTTAATATTATTTGCTTCATTATTTTTATCATTTTTATCACAGCAGCAACATAAAGACCCTATATATTATAATAAACAGGGCAAACCATCTTCAAAGGGAATTGATACTTATATAAATAAGAATCACGATAATTTAATTGCTGAATATGAATATAGAATTGATACTCTATATGATGTGTATCTTTTTACAGAAAACCTCGATGAAACTGGAGATGGGGATTTAGGAAATTTTTATCTTCCAGATTACATAATTATCAATAACAAAGAAAGATATGTAGAATATGAGTATAAAAATCTGACTAAATATCAGCAAAAAGTTATGCCTCACACTGCCCGAACAGTAAAGGGAGTTCTTTTTCATGAGTTAACACATGCTTATTTTAATCAAATATTAATTGTGTCAAAACAAGAAGGGCTTCCTACTTCTCCAGAATATGGAAACATAAGATTATTTCCAAATCCATCATCAAGATTTGGTGCAGAATTTATTGAAGAAGGTGTGTGTGAATATGTCGTTTACTATTTAAATGAAAGTTCGCCTATAAGAGAAATAAGAATTCCTACAACCATAGATGAATTAACAGAAAAAGAAAATAGAGTTAATATAGTATATGGATATTCAGTTGTTTTTTTAAAAAATTTTTTAGATGAAAAGGGGCTTAAAGAAGGAATCAAAATATTGGTTACCAATAAGCCCCCTTCTTATGATGAAATTTTAAATCCACAATTGTTTTTTGATAGATTAAAATAATTTCTTTTTCTCGTTTTTTTGTATTATATTTACAAGCCGGGAAAATGTCATGAAATATCTTATAACATATAATGATGCGAAGAAAATTTGCAAGTACTACAATAACTTCAATTTTTCTGAACATTTGTGGAGAATAGACAATTATAAAATTTCCGCATTTGATTATTTTATATGTGGTTATAATAATTTTGCAAATCCTCTTCCTGATGAACCAAATATTACTGCTTTCGATATGAGAGGAGTTACCTTTGTCTTTAACGAAGATGGTACGCTCTTTAAAAGATATTTAATGCTTCCTAAATTCTTTAATATAAATCAAATAGAGGAAACTCAATATGATAAAGTTAAAGATAAAAAGATAGTTCATGTTTCTTCGAAAGAAGATGGTTCATTGGTATCATTTATGATGTTGCCAAATGGAAAATTATTCTCTAAAACCATAAGAGGATTTGACAATGATCAAGCTGTTGATTCTTTACGTCTTCTTTATTTATGGGAAGAAAAGGTTTTGTGGGTAAAAAGATTGATTGAACAAGGATTTACTCCTTTGTTTGAATATGTTTCTTACGCTAACAGAATAGTTTTAAAATATAGTGAACCAGAAATTATCTTTATTGGATTAAGAGACAATAACACCGGAGATTGGATTCCTGCTTCAAAAGTTGAAGCTCCACCTTATGTGTCTTATATCAAAAAAGAAGATTGGACACTTGATCAGTTAATTGAAAAGTCCAAAGTAGAAGAAAATAAGGAAGGATGGGTTGTTATTTTTGATGATGGTATGTTATTAAAAGTGAAAACTCAGTGGTATTTCATGGTTCATGGTTTGAGAACTATGAATGTTTTTCGTGAAGACTATATAATTGAAAATTATTATAAGGAAACTCTTGATGATTTAGTTTCTCAGTTAAATCCAATTGAAGACAAAGATGCCTTTGATTTTATTAATAGAGTTACTAAAGCAATAGATAACTATGCAGCTCATATTGATACGAAAGTAGAGGGACTTTTTAACAAATTTTTAACAGTTTACAATGGTGATTTTGCAAAATTTGCAACTGATTGTCATAAAGAGCCTTATTTTGATTTCATGCGTGCATATATCGATGACAAAGATAAATACAGAGATAGAAAAATTAAGTTTATTTTAGATAAAACTTATAGATTAAACAGAGCAAAAGAAATAGTTGAAAAATATGGATGAAAAAGTAAAAATTTATGTATTTCCGAAGGTTCAATTTCAGGAAGTCCTCGATAGAAATAACATCAATGACGATTCTGTAGATGCTATTATTAATTATGCATTTATATGCATTAATGATTCTGAAGGTAGTTACTATCATACACCTTTATTCACACAATCTCATCATAATGTTTTAAATCTTTTTTTCGATGATGTAAAAAATGATTTAGAAATTTCTCCCACAAATAGTGGAAAAACTCGGGCCTTTACAGAAGAAGATGCCAAAAGGGTTGTTAAGTTTCTTGATAATAATAAAAATGTCAAAGTTTTATTAGTACATTGTGCTGCAGGAATAAGTCGGAGTGGTGCTATAGGTCAATTTGCATTAGATTATTTAAATGGCGACAAAGAATATTTTAAAATAAACAACAAGCATATTTTACCAAACGCAGAGGTGTTACGAATATTAAATAATTATGTCAGAAGAAACCAAAGTTCGATTAGAAAATAACAATACCGAACTTCATTATGACAAATATGTTCATAGGGGTTCGATGATGATTCTTCGATCTGCTCTTTCTCTTGATGATCCTGATATGCTCTATAATTATTTGAAAGACAGTCCAGCACTAAAAGATGTTGGATTTTGTCCTGAAGATTTTGGAATTTATCATCCTATTATAGAGAGATTCAAGGATTCTTCAAAAGAAGAATTATTAACGACTTTGACCGATTTATTCATTGAAAATGATCGTTTAAGAAGAAATCAATTTTAGATAAATAAAATAAACTTTATTGTGTCTAAAATTGTTCGAGAACGATTAATAGAAGGAATTGGAGATACTTATGCTTCGAAAAGATTTTATATTCCTGATGAGTTTGAAGATTTTAATCAGCAGTATGAAATTTTAAAGAATAAAGATCAGGTTATCACCATTAATGAAAAAGCAAAAGTAATAAAGAATCCTTCATCTTTATCTAATATTGCTCCAGATGTTAGAGGTATTATTGATAAAAATGGAAATGTTTATTTATCAATAAAAGCAAATTGTATACATCAAACTATATTAGATTCATTAGAAGATCAAGGATTAATAAATGTTCCAGACCGATGGTATCAAAACTTACCAACAGAATTTATTAGTATTCAAAGAGTTGGAAATACAGATATTATCGCAATGGGTGAAAGCAACTTAGTACTAGATGAATATAGAGATTCGTTTACAGAAGAACAGATTGATAGAGCATATTTACCAATTATTAATAAAGCAAAAAAACTAAATCCAAATTTAAACATACAATTTGAATTAATTCATGAAATAAGATTTAAAAATTTAGTCAAAGAAAGTTTAGAACCAATGAATTACATACCATCATTTGAAGAAATATCAAAAGCAGCTCCAAAAGAAATACAGGACTACTTAAGACGTTGTGGCAATACACCCCAAAGCGCCCATTGGCATCCCGAGGGTGATGTATTGAAACATATTACAATAGTTTATAATAGAGCCCGCAAAACGGGGGACATTAATAATGCTATGGCTGCTTTGTTTCATGATTTAGGAAAAGCAGACGTTACTAAAGAATCATTTACAAAACCTGGTGCATGGCCTGCTCATGGTCATGAGTTTGTTTCCGCTAAGTTAGTGGAAAAACATAAAGACTGGATCCAATCTATGGGTGCTAACTGGGAAGAGGTTTATGAGATGGTTAAAGAGCATATGAGGGTTAAAAAGATCTATGAAATGCGTCCACCTAAACAAGAACAACTTCGAAGCAATAAATATTTCTCTAAAATTAATAATTTTTCACAGTTTGACGATATGTCCACTCTTTCTGATGAAGAATTGCAATAAAAATAAAGATATTGTTTTGTTAAAAAAATTAGCAAAAAAGAAGACTTCTAAAAAAGAAGCTCTTAATACTCTTATTAATGCCGGAATTCTAGACGAAAACAAAAATTTCACAAAAAATTACGAACATCTAAATCACTTTTAGCTCTCTTGATTTTTAGAATTGGCCGTCCATATTCTAGAGATAAATAAATAAAATGATAAAGAGAGTTAATGGTTTTCTCTAATTTCGTTAAATCTGAATCAGGTAATCAGGTTATATTAAAGAATAATGTTCCTATTGAGAATGTTAGGAACATTAGATTTTTTAAGGATGATTCGTCTGGTTCCTTTGTTAAAAAGGAATTCAGATGGTCATTCAATAATAACTATTGGTCTGCGTGGGAACCATTAAATCAAGGAAATTTAACGAAATTAGAAATAAAGGGAAAACCATATTTCTTTTTAGAAATTAGATACGTAAAAGCTAATACTGCTGCAAAAATTTCTTCATTTAGTTTAACATATAATGAAGGTCAACCTGCCGCAGCAACTCAAGATACGACTTGTAGTCCAACTGATTCTAAAACAGATAAATCTCCATGTTCTAAAGAATATGATGATGCATGTTATTCAGGATCTACTCCAAAAGATTGTACAACTCTTGACGGAGAACCTGGATCTTATTATTTATGGAGACCTAATCACAAAGGACAACAACCTATAAATACTTTATTGAATATCTTTATTAAGATGACAAAAGAAATTTGGGATTTTAACTATAATTTCTTTTGAATAAATAATAAAAATAATTGTCCATCTAATGCAGCAGTACCAGTTTACTGAAAGATTTGAATATGTAAAGACAATAGAATTTTTTAGTCCCGGAATAAAGAACTCCAATGACCCTCTTCATATTCAAAAAATACAGTATTTTAAAGAAGAAGAAGTATCTGGACTTTTTACTAAAAAAGAGTTTAGATATTCCTTTGATAATGTTATTTGGACAAATTGGAACACATTAACACAATCAAATTTAAAAAACATTGAATTTAGAGACAGACCTAATTTTTATATTCATATAAGATACACTAGAGTTGGATATGCTACTGCCGATATTTTAAGATGGTATTTATATTACGATAGTGACATTCCTACCCCTCCTGTTCCTCCTCCAGATGCTTCTATAGATGCAGATACATTAAAAGGTGAAGGCCCTACTTATTATCTTGATAGAGCAAATCACACTGGCCCTTATGTAGGATTAAATGTTTTAGATGTACCTGATGGAAGTCATGTTGGAGTTTATCACAGTCGTGTTGATTCTTCATTTGGAACAACCTTTTATTTTAAAAGAGTTACAGGAACTCAAGGAATAATAGTTACTGACTCATCTTCAGGTTTAATTACATTTAGATTAAATCCTGATATTTATTCTAATATTGTACTAGATTCATCTCTTGGGACTGACTTTTATTGGTCTAATGGATATTTAGAAGTTAGTACAGCATGTTGCGATCAATTAAAAATTTATATAGATGGTAGTTTAGCTGATCGTGATGCTTCTATTGAATGGTTATATAATAATCGTACTATAGGAAGTGTTACAGAAGCGTCTTTAGGTACTGATTTTTACTGGGATTCTGGTTATCTTGGAGTAACTGGATCTCAAGGTGTTCAAGGAACCATTGGATCACAAGGAAGAACAGGAACTCAAGGAACCTTAGGTGTTCAAGGAGCACAAGGCATTCAAGGTCAAATAGGTATACAAGGAATTGTAGGTGCACAAGGAAGAATAGGAACACAAGGAACATTAGGTGTTCAAGGAACTCAAGGAATAATAGGTTCGCAAGGAATACAAGGAGTTCAAGGCATTCAAGGTAAATTAGGTGTTCAAGGATCCAGAGGTATTCAAGGTACACGAGGTATTCAGGGACTTATAGGGTCGCAAGGCTTAATAGGTTCGCAAGGAATTCAAGGTATTCAAGGATCTAGAGGTATTCAAGGAATAGTTGGAGCTCAAGGTTTAGGTGTTCAAGGAACACAAGGTGTTCAAGGTAAGTTAGGAGCACAAGGAACGAGAGGTATTCAAGGAACAGTTGGAGCTCAAGGTTTAGGTGTTCAAGGAACTCAAGGTACTGATGGACTTCAAGGTATTCAAGGAACTAGAGGTATTCAAGGAAGAGAAGGGGCTCAAGGTTTAGGTGTTCAAGGAACACAAGGAACACTTGGAATTGATGGTGCTCAAGGAACCCAGGGTGTTCAAGGTAAATTAGGTGCACAAGGTTTAGGTGTTCAAGGAACACAAGGAACACAGGGTGTACAAGGTTTAAGTATTCAAGGAGCTCAAGGAAAAATTGGACCACAAGGACTATGTATTCAAGGAACTCAAGGAACATTAGGTATACAAGGAGCTCAAGGTATTCCTGGCGCCTTTTCTGGACAAGGAGTTCAAGGAACACAAGGATCACAGGGGGTTCAAGGAACTCAAGGTCTTTTGGGTACACAGGGTATTCAAGGTACACAGGGTATTCAAGGTAGTAATCAAGATGCTTCGTTAAACGAATTATATGTTTGGCAAATAAACCAAGATATATCGATTGCTTCAATTTCAACAGGAATTTATAATTCTTCGTTAGATCCATCGGTAACAATGCCTAATACTATCGGAGGTATACCTGCAGGCACATCAGTATATGATTTGGATGGTGATACATTAAGTAGCTTATGGGATGCCCTTTTATTTCCTACGGCATACCCTACATTAACGAATCCTTCTTCTACATTCGCGATAAGTCCTACAACAACACTATATGAAATAGCACAAAATATTTCATTATCATTTACTGCAACATTTAATAGAGGTTCAATAAATCCTCAATATACAGCTACCAGTCCTTATAGAAGTGGATTACCAAATACTTATCATTATACAGGAACTGGGTTGCCAACGTCAGTTTTATCAACATCATTAACGGACAATCAGTCAAATCCAAGTTACAATGTAATTAATGGAAATCAATCATGGACATCATATGTGTCATATGATGCAGGAGTCCAACCAAAAGATAGTAAAGGAAACAATTATTCAACACCATTATCAGCAGGAAATACCTCAACTATTACAAGAACTATTGAAGGGGTTTATCCTTTATTTGGAACGACCATAGATATTAATACTCTAACAAAACAATCATTAGTTTCGATGATTTCGGGGAATAATATTGCATTTACTATGGTTCCAGAATCAGGAGGAGCAAAACAAAAATTTGAAATTCCTAATGATTGGTTAACATCACGACCATTAGTTGGGGTTCAAACTTATAATAGTTTTACTATGAATTGGGAATATGAAGGAGGAAATGCAGCTCAATCTTTATTAAGATGGACCACTTCTTCTGTAACAGAAACGATTCAAGGAAATACTATAAATTATACAAGATATACTTACAATAGCACAGATAGAAGTTCAATACAAATAAGATTAGTTTTTTAAGAAATAAAATAATTTAAGATAATGTCACGTAATAAAGGAACATTTAATTTTTCTGCAAACTTTGAGCCTCTACTTAAAGCGCCTCTCGATGCGCGTCAGGTAGTTGGAACTTTTGCAGATCTTACCGATCCCTCAACTTGGAAAGATGCCGATGAGCTTGTATGGTTATACAATGGTCTTATCGTTGGCGTAGGTAATGATGCAGATCCTTCATTAAATGGAGCTTATTTTCTAAAGGATGCTGATAACTATACAAATGCTCTTAGCTGGTCAAAATTAGGCGGGGGGGACGGAAAGGATGGAAATGCAAATGTAACAATGATCAAATTGTTGGCTGACGATATAACATGGCAGGAAGGTATTTACATGAGCAAACCTGCAAATACTTTTTCAATTGAAAATGAAGCCGTTAATAGGGATATTATTGATCATGGTGCTGTATTAGGTTACTGCAGGATGAGGGGTATATGGTATCAATTGCCCCACTTTGTCTTAGATGAATCTTACTATGAACATATAGTTCATACTTTTTCTCTGAACACTATAACTCTCTTTGCATATAATATAGAAGGAGTTTACGACCCATCTCTGGTAAGTGAATATAGATTTCTGTTAATTACAGATAATACAATTACAACCAAATTGGCCGCCAAAGGAACTATCTAAATAACGTGCTGTTGTAGGAGCAATGAGAGAATTATATATTCTGTAAGTACAGATATTAATCATTTAGAATATGATGGAAATGGTGATTGGATAGGAATTCAAGAATACGTTACGGTTACATCTTCTGGAACTTGGACAAGATCCTTAATTGATACAGCAGGAGACGGAACATCATGGGTATTAGCAGCATTACCGTCATCTGGTTCATCTGGTCAAATATGTACACCTACTATACAGAGTGGATATGCAGGAACAGACCGTCAATGTACTTTAAGATTTACTGTTGGAACGGCGACAGCTGATGTTACAATTACTCAATATGGATTTGTATGATAAAACAGATTATTAAGGGTTATATTCTTTGGATTTGGTACTACTTGTATAAACCCTACCGAGATAAAAGAAAATCCGAAGCACAACGAAGAATAGAAATTTGCGAAAAGTGCGAATATTTTGAATCCACACGCACATGTGCTTTATGTGGTTGTTTTATGGATATTAAAACAAAAATGCCTTTAGATTTAGATGAAGAAGGATTCTCTATAGATGGATGTTACGATCGTCGCTGGTAAAACCTTTAACTATTTACACATATAATATTTAAAAGCAACATAGATGGAAAGAAATTTATGTAAAAAGGTTATTGAACTAGGTGGAGATATTGTACCATTAATAATTCCAAATAAAGATACAGGAGGGACAGGATTAATGAATCCGTCTATATTTATAAATGATAATGAAATCTTAGTCAATGTTCGTCATATAAATTATACATTATGGCATTCAGAAAATGAACAACAATTCATTAATAAATGGGGTCCTTTAGCTTATTTGCATCCTGAAAATGACATACATCTTAAAACCAATAATTTTGTTTGCTTTTTAAATGAAAATTTAGGTATCGAAAAATATCATAAAGTTAATATGACTTTAGATGTTTCAAATCCTATGTGGGAATTTCATGGATTAGAAGATGCCAGATTAGTCAATTGGGATAATAAATTATATATGAGTGGTGTTAGAAGAGATACCACTCCTAACGGCGTAGGTAGAATAGAATTATCCGAAATAATTATAAATGATAATGTAAAAGAAGTTTCTAGAGTAAGAACTGAACCGCCTGGAGCCCCTTCATATTGCGAAAAAAATTGGATGCCAGTTTTGGACATTCCTTATCATTATGTAAAGTGGTGTAATCCTACACAAGTTGTTAAAGCCGATCCTGTTTCAGGAAAATGTGAAACAACATACCTTAGTCATATACAAATTCCAAATATGCCAGATTTAAGAGGAGGATCTCAAGTAATAAATTGGATGGGATTGAAAATGGCATTAGTTCATCAAGTGTCTTTATTTAAAAATAAACTGGGACAAAAAGATGCAACATATTTGCATAGATTGATTTTATGGGACAATGATTGGAATATTGTCGAAATATCAGAGCCATTTTCATTTATGACAGGTGAAATTGAATTTGCTTGTGGAATGACAATATATAAAGACAATTTAATTGTTTCATTTGGATTTCAAGATAATTCTTCGTATTTACTTAAAATTCCAGTAGATAAAATTGAAAAGGTTTTTGATTTAAAAAGAATTCATTTTGATTGGGGAAAATGTTCTAAGTTCGATAAAGAAGTAATTAATTATGAGATATTTTTTACAAGTCTTTATGAAAAATTTTTCTCTGTAAAAGAAGATGATATTGTTGTTGACATTGGAGCAAATGTTGGAGCATTTTCTTATTCCATAGCTGAAAAAAATCCTAAGCATATTTATTGTATAGAGCCTTCAAAACCTTTAATAAAAACTTTAAAACACAATCTAAATAAATTTCCTGTTACTTACATTGATAAAGCAATTTCTGACACATCTTCAGATAATAAAACAATAGATAATAAAGTTAGAATTTTTGAATCAGATTCATCATCTTATGATGCTATAACTTTTTCTGATTTTATCAAGTTATATGATGTTGATAAAATTGATTTTTTGAAGGTAGATTGTGAAGGAGGAGAATCACATATTTTTACAAAGGAAAATTATGATTTTATTTCAAATGTTAAACATATAGTAATTGAATGGCATTTAGGATTAACAGGGGTTCAAAAATTCAATGATTTTTGTAATTTATATTTGAAAAATCATAAAAATTTTAAAGTGATGACGGCATACAATATATCAATAAGTGAAGACATATCAGATAAAATATTTCATAAAAATTACATACAAGAGTATGTTGACAAATATAAGCCTGCTTATGCACAATTAATGATTTATATTAATAATGAGAAATGAAGCAATTATTAGATTTTATATACGATCCAAAAAGTCCTGAAAATAATTTTATTTTAGGAAAATATTATGAAGAAAAAGAACAGTGGTCTTCTGCTGTTTCCTTTTATCTAAGAGCTGCTGAGTTTAATGGAGAAAGCTTATTGGCTTATGAATCTTTATTAAGAGTTTCATTGATGTTAGAAAAACAAGGAAATAGATTCTCTAGTTGTAAAGCAGCTTTGCAACGAGCTATTTCAATGTTTCCAAAAAGACCCGAAGCTTATTTTTTATTGACTAAAGTTTACGAATATACAAGAGAATGGCACGATTGCTATTATTTATCATGTATTGCTGAATCTGTTGTTGAGGAAGATAATTTACTATTAAAAATGAGTGTTGGTTATCCTGGAAAATATGCGTTTACATTTCAACGTGCAGTATCAGCTTGGTGGGTGGCTTTATTTGATGAATCTCTAGGTATATTTAGACAATTAGAATTAAATCCAAATATAGCACCAAATTATTTAAATTCCATTAAAAATAATTTAAATAATTTAGGTAGAATGTACAAGAGGCCTATTAAATATGATGATTCAATGTATTCAGATTTAAGATTTAAATTTAAAGGATCTGAAAATATTGAAAAAAATTATTCGCAATGTTATCAAGATATGTTCGTTTTATCCATGACTAATGGCAAACAAAACGGAACATTTATTGAAATAGGTTGTGCTGATCCATTTTTTAATAATAATACAGCATTATTAGAAGAGAAATTTAATTGGTCTGGAATATCTATAGATATTGATCCTAAAATGATAGAGAGTTTTTCTAAAGAACGAAAAGGAAAAACTTTACTAGCTAATGCATTAAAAATAGACTATGATCAATTATTAACAGAATCAACATATGATTATCTTCAATTAGATTGTGAACCAGCATCAACAACATTTGAAATTTTACGTAAAATTCCTTTACATCGAGTGAAATTCTCCGTTATAACATTTGAACATGATTATTATACAACTGAAAATAAAGAAATAAAAGAAAAATCTAGAAAATATTTAGAATCTTTTGGATATGTTTTAGTTGCTAATAACATTGCTGAAGATAGATGGAGTGATTTTGAAGATTGGTGGGTTCATCCTGATTTAGTTGATGAAAAAATTATTAAGTTAATGACAAGCATTTCGGATAATGTACAAAAAGCAGATCTCTATATGTTAGGAAAGTATGAATCCAAAATTTGATAATTTTCCCGTAGTATATTATATTAGTTTTGAAACGTCAAATGACCGCAGAGATGAATTAGAATCTCAATTTAGATCAAATAATATTTCATATAAACCTATTATAACGTATAAAATTGATGATGAAAAACGTATTGTAAAAGGACAATTTTTACATCAATTAGATAAACCAACAATGGGTTGTACAACATCCCATTTAGTTGCTATTAAAGATTGGATTAATAATTCGGATGATCCATATGGAATATTTTTTGAAGATGATGTTACGCTTATAACTTCTAAATATTGGAATTTTTCTTGGAACGATTTTATGAATCGTCTTCCACAAAATTGGGATTGTATTCAAATGTTATGTGTTAGGGAAAATTTAAATGATATTAAATTTCAAAAAAGAAAATGGGATGATTGGGCTGTAACTGCATATATGATAACTAGAGATTATGCTAAAAAACTAATCCAACAATATTATCCAGACAATGAATTTATTTTAACTATTCCTTACGGGAATATAATTCCTTTAGCAGAAAACATTATTTATGGATTAGGATTTACATACGCAGTTCCTTTATTTATTGAAAACACTTACTTTAAATCAACATTTCATATTCGAAATATACAAGAAGAACATAAAGAGTATCACGTAGAATCGTCTTCGTTCGTCTTAAATTGGTGGGAAAAAAATAAAGATACTAATCAATTAGATCTATTGTTTAAATAAGGGCCGTAAGGCTCTTTTTTATTATGAATAAATAAATAAAATAAACCAATTAAATGGCTGATCCTGCTGAAAATGTAAGTGGTTCAAATCCTCAATCTCAACAAGGTTCTTCTGGACTCCAAATAAATGTGGGTGCCAATGCAATCGATATGTTTAATCCAAATGCAGCTTTATCTGCTCTTCAAAATTATTATGGATTAAATAATATGGCTAATAAAATGTTTGGAATTGAAGCCAGATGGTTTAGAGCTGTTCCACAACAGAGATCGAAAGATATAATGTTTAAAGAATATACTCTTTCATGTGTTGAAGAAGAACCTATTTGTTTAAGAGTTGTTGTTCCTGATGGAAATTTCCCTGATTCAAAATATCAATATGATTTAATGGGGCTTGAATATGAAGTACCATTAGAAATACAAATTGACAAAAAATATTGGGAAGAAATGGCTGGTTTTGGAACAGCCCCTCAGAAAAAAGATATAGTTTACTTGACGATGCCAAACAAACTTTATCAAGTGGAATCATGTTATTTAAAAAGAGCTTTTTTAGAACAAGAAACTACATGGGTTTGTAATCTACGTAAATACATGCCAGAGGCCTCCAGAAGAGAAGGGGACGCACTTAAAGAAACGATTGATAAGTATACAGTTTCTGAACAAGAAATATTTGGGGAGCATCAGGAATATGAATACATTAAAAATCGTGATGATCGTCAGATGTCGCCGTTTAATTCAACAGAAAGAGACAAATATAAAACTATTGATTCAAAATTAGAAATACTTCCAAATAATATCGAATTTTATGGAACTATTTTTGCTCAAGGATTTTATGATATGAGTACTCCAGAACATTTTAGCGCTATTGAGTATAAGAATCCATCTGGAGATGAAATTAAAGAATCGTACGATAGAGCTATCACAGCATGGATAATGCCACAAGATGTAACGGAAGAATATGAAGTTACATGGATAGAAGCTGATTCAACAATTACATATCCAGCTAATTATAAAATAAAAATAAAAGGATCTAAGAGATTTCAAATAGATGATGTGTTTGTAATTTACAGATCAGAAGCATTAAATTTTTATGCAAAAGTAATAGATGATAATCATACAGCATCAGGAGTTTATTGGTGTCAAATTGATCAACCTGTTTTAAATTATCTTAGTGGTGTTCGAGCAAATTGGAATACAATGACTGGATATAAAATGAAACTTAAATATCCGATTACATTATTAGATGGACGCAATGAAACAAACACAGGATTTACAGTGACTATTGCAGCAAATCAATTTGTTAAGATAAAATATGCGTCACAAGAATATATAGCTGTAATGCCAGAAAAATTAAATGATAATCAATGGTATGGCATAGTTATTAATATTGGAAATACTTGGAATCAATACAATGTATATGTATGGGAACAAAATCCAAATACAGGAGCAGAAAAAATAAGAATAAAATTCTATGAAACTATGAAATTTGATCCTGAATATACAAAGGTAGATAAATATACACTAGATAAATGCCCTGCTTACATTACAAATATTCGTTTGTTTAAAACTACTATTGAAGAAGAAAAGCAAGCTAAGGAATTATTATCATATTTCACCAAAGATGCTGATCAAGCTCTTATCTTAGATAATGCAGATGCTAAATTTAGAGCTCCATATATTTCAAAACAAAGATAACATGAAAGCCAAGACAGTAAACGAAACATTGGGAAAACTTTTAAAGCCTAAATCCCCTGAAGAAATAAGAGATGCTTTAAAGGATATTAAAATAGCATCATATAATTTAAAATCCTTCTTTAGACTTATTGATATTGAACAAGCTAATATATTAAAAAATATTTGTGAAGAAAAATTTCGCATGGATCCGTATGAATTTGATGTATGTCGAATAAATGAAGCCATAGAAAAAATTTTAAATATTGCATTTACTCCTAAATACCAATTTTATTGTGATGAAGTAGTATTGGATAAAACCGATAAAAGGCCCAATTCAATTTATTATGAAAGTCAATATAAACAATTTTTTGAATACAATACAAAATTTAAGTTAATAAGATTTGGAGGTAGTCCTGGTAGCGGATGGTCATATTATTGGGCATTTCCGCGTAAAGAAATAGGAAATACACTTTTTTCAATAACTGATGATTTATAAATATATAAATTGTTAAAAAACTGTTAAAGATGAAATTAAAAGACGAAAGAGACGAACTGGAAAAAATGATTAATAACAGTTCAGATAAAATAGGTAAAGAAATTACTCCTGGAGAAGCTCCTGAACTTGCAATGGAGCCAGCTTTTCATATTGATTTTGATGAATTACAAAAAGATTGTGAAAAGAAAGCTAAGAAAATGATTCACAATGCAACAGGATTTATGTTTTCTGATGACTTAGTAAAAGAAAATGCCTATTTAAAGAATAAAATGCAAGTAGATATAATTTCTTTAGCTGGTATGTTATATCAATTATCAGTTAATGAAACAATGCAAAAAGCTTTGATGGAAGAAGTTCGATCTGGCGCAATGCATCCAAGAATGTTTGAAGTTTTTGGTCAATTATCAAAAACTATAGGAGATTTGAATAAACAATTATTGCAAACGGTTGAAGCTATTAAGGTTACATACAGAGACCTTAAACAAGATATTCGTGAAAAGAATCAGGATATGGCTGCTATTGGACAAGGAGGACTTATTAAAAATGATAAGGGAATACTCGCTTTAGGAACAAAAGAATTAATTAAAGAAACAAAGAAATTAAAGGCGGCACAAAACGGGGCAATAGAGATCGAGGATATTAAAATAGAGTAAAATGCCTTCAGAAGTAGTATGGACTACTAAATCGGTCCTTTCGACAATCAAAAAATTACGACAAGGTGCTGATGTTGATTTAGGATGTTTTCATGGTAGAAATCCTGAACTCAAAGCGGCTAATATTCTATTTCAGTTAACTCATGAAGAGGAAGAGGAATTCATCAAATGTTCTTCCGATATCAATTATTTTGTTGAAACATATTGTAGATTTTTGACTGACGCGGGCCGAACCACTGTTGATTTAAGGGATTTTCAAGAGGATATACTTGAAACATTAGGACAAGAAGAGTGGATCCCTGCATTAAAAGATGTTGGCCCTAAAGTCAGAAACTTCATATTGATGGCTTCTCGCCAGACCGGTAAAACAACAACTATCACAGCATATTTTGCATGGTATCTTTGTTTTCATACAGATAGAAACTTAGCTATTCTTGCTAACAAACAACAAACAACATTTGAAATTGTTAATAAAGTTACTGATGTTTTTAAAGGACTTCCATTCTTTTTAAAACCTGGTATCGAAAGTATTGGTGCCGGATTTATGAGACTTGATAATGGCTGTATGTTAACTTCTCAAGCTACTACAAAAACAGCTGCTATCGGTTTTGCTATCCACGTATTATACATTGACGAGTTTGCCCACATCCAACAAAATATTGCAAGGGATTTCTGGAGATCTGTTTATCCTACTCTATCTTCTTCATTAATATCACAATGTATCATATCTTCAACACCATATGGACAAGATAACTTATTCTTTGAAATATGGGATAAAGCTGTCAAGGGACAAAATAGTTTTGTCTGGAAACAAGTAAATTATTGGGAAGTTCCAGGTCATGATGACAAATGGGCAGAACAAATGAGAAGAGACTTTGGAGAAGATGAATTTGCCCAAGAATATGAATTAAAATTCGACCTTAAAACCAATAACCTTCTTGAAGGTAGTCAATTAAATTGGTTAAAAAGATTAAGTAAGATATACGAATATGAATATAAAGAGTTAGATAAAACTAATTTAGATTCAGAATTATACGAAAATTTACAATGGAGAAAAGATTTCGATCCAAACAAAGATATTAATAATAAAACAGATAGATACGTTATATCTGTTGATATAGCTGAAGGAAAAGACGTTAATGAGAAAAAAGACAGTGACTATAA